AGCGACCAACTTACTGAAGTAGCCAAGCGTCGTGAAGCCTCCCAGTTCAATTGCTCATTTACAAACATCGAGACAGTCATGGACTGCGTGGATGCATTGTGGTTACTGCTGCAAGGTTGCGGCGTGGGCTTCCGTCCCATCGTTGGTCAGTTGACCGGCTATCAAAAACCAATCCCCAAGCTGACCGTTGTACGCAGTGTGCGTACAGAAAAAGGTGGCGCTGCCAACAACGAGGAAACCTTTGATGCAACAACAGGTGTCTGGACAATCAAGGTTGGCGACAGTGCCGAAGCTTGGGCTAAGTCCATCGGTAAGTTGGTCGCTCATAAGTTTCCCGCCAGTGAACTTGTACTCGATTTCTCCGAGATCCGACCATCCGGCGATAGGCTTGCTGGGTACGGCTGGATAAGCTCAGGTGACGCTTCATTGTGCAAGGCATACACAGCTATACATAAGCTGTTGAACCGCCGTGCAGGGTCTCTGTTGACACGCATGAACATCCTCGACTTAGTCAACTGGATGGGTACTGTACTGTCGTCACGCCGTAGCGCTGAGATCGCCTTGTTTACTTTCGGTGAAGATGAATGGGAGCAGTTCGCTGTTGCTAAGAAAGACTTCTGGATTGCCAACGAACAACGCGCTCAGTCCAACAACTCTCTGGTGTTCAACACCAAGCCTTTGAAGACAGAGCTTGAGAAGATCTTTGGTTTGATGGTTGCCTCTGGTGGTAGCGAACCCGGCTTTATTAATGGACAGGCAGCTACCAAACGCGCACCGTGGTTCAAGGGTTCTAACCCCTGCGTTGAGATCTTGTTGGGAAACAAATCGTTCTGTAACTTGACCGAAATAGATTTAAATAAATTTCATGGTGACAGTGCCGGACTGCGTCGTGCGGTTGAGATTGCCGCCCGTGCTAACTACCGACAAACCTGCGTGAACTTGAGGGACGGTATCTTGCAAGAAGCATGGCACATGAACAACGAGTTCCTACGTTTGTGTGGTGTTGGCTTGACTGGTATCGCTACCCGTCCAGACCTGCAAGCCTATGACTATGCAGAACTACAACGCACAGCGACCAGTGCTGCTTATGCAATGGCGGATGAGCTTGGAACCCCACGTCCAAAGAACATCACGACCGTCAAGCCAAGCGGTACATTGAGCAAGATCATGGACACAACAGAAGGTGTGCACAAGCCGTTGGGCAAGTACATCATCAACAACGTTGTCTTCAGCAAGTTCGATCTAGTGGTTCCTAAGTTGCGCGGCGCTGGCTACAAAGTCTTTGACCATCCGTTTGATAAAGAGTCAGTCTTAGTTGCACTGCCTGTCAAGTGGGACACGGTTGAGTTCGATGTCAACAAGGGCATGGAAGTGAACCTTGAGTCAGCCGTAGATCAGCTGGAGCGTTACAAGATGCTGATGACCAATTGGTGTCAACAGAACGTGTCGGCAACCATTAGCTATGACGCAGACGAAGTTCCTGTCATTGTGGATTGGTTACTAAACAACTGGGACAACTACGTCGGTGTCAGCTTCCTGTTTCGCAACGACCCAACCAAGACCGCTGCCGACCTTGGCTACCCATACCTGCCACAGGAGGTAGTTACCAAAGAGGTTTACGAAAAGTACGTTGCCAACATTGTTGACTTCGAGCTAGACGAGACCACCGTGTCTGACACGCTAGACGATGACTGTGCCACTGGCGCATGTCCTATCCGCTAACTTAAACCAACAGCACCCTGTCTATAGGCTAGTCCTAGGACGGGGTGCGCCCATCACTTTTACATTGAGCAATTGCATATGACTAAGAACCGCCAACGGGATAGTGATCAGAAGCCCGGTCGCTACGTCGCTGACAAATTTAAAACACGCACCGTACACCTTGAAGCCAAGACTGATCGGCAGCAGGAGTACATCGATGCGCTTGAAGATTCAGAGCAAGTGATAGTTACCGGCAGCGCTGGTACAGGTAAGACATACATTGCAGCTTCATGGGCAGCAAAGATGTTCCTAGAGAACAAGATCAAGAAGATCATCCTCACACGTCCTAACGTTGCCTCAGGTCGCTCACTGGGCTTCTTTCCGGGAACGATGGAAGACAAGATGGCTCCTTGGGTTATCCCGTTTACCGACGTGATCACCAAGCATTTGGGAACCGCCGCATACGAGATAGCTGTGAAGCGTCGCAACATTGAGATCGTCCCATTCGAGGTCATGCGTGGTCGCACATTCGATGACTCATTCGTGATCCTAGACGAAGGTCAGAACACAACTCCCAGCGAGATGAAGATGTTCTTGACACGTATCGGAGACGGTACACGCATCGTTATCAACGGTGACGTTCGCCAGACAGATCTGAAGACAACTTCAGGTCTAAAGACAATCATCGACATGGCTTACAACCAACGAATGGATGTACCTCACATTGAATTTACTTCAGACGACATCGTGCGTTCAGGTATCTGTGGCATGTGGGTACGGGCGTTCGATGCGGTAGGTATTTAGGTTGCACATTAGGAGGCATCATGGCTAAAACTAAGGTTATCCCTCCAGTTCCTCAAGCACTCCTTGAGGTACTAGAAACTAATTTCCCTGACAAGTGTCCCTCGACATATCTGACTCTTGAAGAGATCCGGTTTATGCAGGGTCAGTTGTCGGTCGTTAGGTTATTGCGTACAGCGTATGACCAACAAAACAAAAACATAATGGAGTAATTAATATGTGTGTAGGTTCAACACCGAAACCACCCCCACCACAAGCGCCACCTCCCACACCAGCACCAGCGGCTCCACCACCAATCTTGCAGACTTCAGTTAATGAAGCTAACAAGAACGGCGGCTTATCAGAGTCAGGAAAGATGGGTACAAAGGGTTTGCGTATTGACCGTCAACAAGTTGCCATGGGTGGCTTAGGTGGCGGTACTGGCTTAAACATCCCTCGCGGTTAATAGGAGCAGGGATTGGAAAACAACAAAACATGCGCTTCCATTTATGGACAGCTAGAATCCAGCCGCCAACCTTTCTTAGACCGAGCTAGAGAGTGTTCGTTGTTGACGATCCCTGCACTGATCCCACGTAGTGGTCACACAGGCACATCTAAACTGACGACCCCATGGCAGGGCATTGGTGCGAGGGGTGTAAACAACCTTGCATCCAAGCTACTGTTGGCGCTCTTCCCACCGAACACTCCGTTCTTCCGTCTGGCAATCGACGACTTCACACTCGAAAAATTGACACAGCAAGAAGGTATGAGAGCCAAGGTTGAAGAAGGTCTGAATAAGATTGAGCGATCAGTCATGGCAGAGATCGAAGGTTCGGCATTACGTGTCGGCGGCTTCGAGGCTCTCAAGCATCTCTTGGTCTCAGGCAACGTACTGATGTACCTGCCCACTGAAGGTGGTGTACGTGTATTCCACCTAGACCGCTTTGTAACCAGACGTGACCCAATGGGTAATGTGCTGGACATCATCGTCAAAGAGAACGTTAGTCCCCTAACGATTCCTGAGGAGATGAGGGCAGCAGTGCTTGGCGAAGGTGATGACAGCACAACCGTAGACAAGAGCATTGAGATGTTCACTCACGTATGGCGCGACGGTAAAAAGTGGCGTGTGTACCAAGAGGTCAAAGGTATCCGAGTCCCCGGATCTGATGGTGACTATCCAATCGATAAGTCCCCATGGGTTCCTGTGCGGTTCTCTAAGATCGACGGTGAAGACTACGGTCGTGGCTATGTTGAAGAATACTTAGGTGACCTCAAGTCGCTCGAAGGTTTGACACAGGCAATCGTTGAAGGCTCCGCAGCCGCTGCCAAGCTGGTGTTCCTAGTGAACCCCAACGGTACTACGGACAAGGCTGACCTAGCTTCTAGTGAGAACGGTGCATTCGTCGATGGCAATGTCCAAGACGTTAATGTCCTGCAACTCCAGAAGTTCAACGACTTCCGTGTAGCCCACGACACCATCAACGGTATCACTGAGCGCCTGAGTTATGCATTCATGCTGAACTCTGCTGTGCAACGCAGTGGAGACCGTGTGACTGCCGAAGAGATCCGGTTCATGGCTAGTGAACTTGAGGATGGTCTGGGTGGTATCTACTCAATCCTGTCCCAAGAGATGCAGCTGCCATTAGTCAAACGCTTGATGTTTGCAATGGAGCGTCAAAAGCGTCTGCCAGCTTTACCTGACGGTACGGTATCGCCAGTGATCGTCACAGGCATGGAAGCACTTGGACGTGGACACGATCTAAACAAGCTCAACATCTTCTTACAGAACCTCTCACCACTAGGCCCACAAGCTCTAGCTGAGTACATGAACATAAGTGATTACATCACCCGTGTCGGTACGTCTTTAGGTATTGATATGAAGGGACTCATTAAGTCCCAAGAGGAAGTTGATGCAGCCCGACAGCAAGCCCAAGAAGCACAGATGATGCAACAGATGGCAGTGCCAGGAATGCAAGAGGCAAGCAAGATGATGCAACAAGGAATGGCTAATGAAAACCAGTAAGAAAAAACCTGTGGAAGTAGAAGTGCCTGAGCCAGAAGCTCTGGTCACCCCAGCCCCACAGGAAACACCAACCAACAAAAGGATTGTCCGTCCTGACGGTCGGATCATTGAACAGCACTAATGTCAGAAACTGTAGTAATTAACGAGAAGCCAGCTGGCGACGACCCGGAACACATCGCGAAGATGGTTGCCCTCGCCGATGGCGCAGCATCCCCAGCGGCAGACTCCCGCCCAGAGTGGTTGCCTGAGAAATTCAAGTCGGCTGAAGAGATGGCTAACGCCTATAAGTCTCTTGAGTCCAAGCTTGGAGTGAAGGAACCCGAAGCTCCTGTAGATCCTGTAGTCACACCAGATCCTGTGGATCCTAATGCAGTCGTCACCGACGATGCTGCATTGGCTAGTGAACTAAGTTCTAAGGGTTTGGATTTATCCAAGTTCGTAGCATCTTATGAAGCCAATGGTGAGATCAATCAGGCGGAGTATGACGAGCTTATTGCTGGTGGTTACCCACGCGACACAGTGGATCAATTCATTGAGGGACGTGTGGCTAAACGCCAGATAGACCTTCAGAATATCAAGTCGGTTGTGGGTGGTGACGCAGAGTTTGCAAGCATGTCCGCATGGGCATCCGCTAATGCAAGCAATGAATCACTCGCGTCTTACAACAAGGCTATGGAGTCTAAAGACCAATCACTGATCAAGCTTGCCTTACAAGGTATGCATGCCCAATATAAGGATAGCCGGGGTTCAGAGCCGAAGCTTCTAACTGGCGCTAACGGTACAACCGCTAGTGACCTCTATGAATCTGTACAGCAGATGACCACAGACATGAAGAGTCCGGCATACAAAACTGACCCCGCTTTCCGCCGCAAGGTAGAAGCAAAGATCTCCCGCTCCTCAATCTTCTAAGGCTCCTATGGCTCCTCTAGTAGTGGGGGGTCTGTTTGAGATCGGCTCTAAGCTGATCGACAGGCTCTTCCCCAATCAGGCGGAGAAGGACAAAGCAACACTCGAACTATTGCAGATGCAAGCCACTGGCGAACTTGAGGAACTAAAAGTCCGCATGTCCGCTGTGGTTGCTGAAGCACAGAGTGATTCGTGGTTGGCTGCTAATTGGCGACCAATCACGATGCTCTCCTTCGTATTCATTATTTTTAACAACTGGGTTCTATACCCGTACTTCAAAGCCTTTGGCTTGCCTGTGATCTATCTTGAGGTTCCTGTCAACGTATGGGACATCGTCGAGCTTGGTCTAGGTGGTTATGTAATCGGACGCTCCGGCGAGAAGATCGCTTCTTCTGTCGCTGAAGTTCTGAAGAATAAATAGTCGCACTTGCAATCCTTTGCGGTGGCTCTGCAATAACAACAAAACTCATATCTCCCGTGATCCACTGAGGTGGGCAATCCTGTGGTTCGTTATGCGCGTTTGGAAAGTTGCTTCTCTTCTTTTCTCTCTCTCTAAAATCATTGGAAAAATAAAATGTCAAATGCAAATCCTAGTCGCCTTGGTCAAGATCAACTTGCCGGTGATACTAAAGCTCTCTTCTTAAAAGTCTTCACTGGCGAAGTGATGACCTCATTCGCAGAAACCAATGTGGTTCTGCCTTACGTTCGTTCACGCACGATCACTAGCGGTAAGTCCGCTTCATTCGCAGTTGTCGGTCAAGCCGCAGCCGCATACCACGTTCCCGGTACTGAAATCGTTGGTAAGAACATCGCCGCTGGCGAAGTTGTAATCACCATCGATGACTTGCTGATCGCTGATACCTTCATCTCAAACATCGACGAAGCGATGAACCACTACGACGTGCGTTCCGTGTACTCAACCGAGTTGGGTCGCGTGTTGGCCAAGACTTTGGACAAGCACTTGATCCAGATGGGTGTACTCGCTTCACGCGCAGCTGCACGTATCGTTGGTGAAACAGGCGGCGCAACAATCACCACTGGTGGTTCAGTTGACCAGTTGGTTGCTTCATTGTTTGATGCTTCACAAATCTTTGATGAGAAAGACGTGCCTGATGAAGACCGCGTTGCTTTCATCCGTCCTGCTCAGTACTACGCCTTGGCACAAAAGACCGAACTCCTGAACAAGGATTGGGGTGGTGCTGGTGTATACGCAGATGCAAAAGTATTGCGCGTCGGCGGTATCACTTTAGTGAAGACCAACCACTTGCCTAACACCGTTATCGCTAACGGCACTTTAGATGCTGGTACTGACAACAAGTACGCTGGTGACTTCACTGGTGTGCAAGCTTTGGTCATGCAAAAAGGTGCCATCGGTTCCGTCAAGTTGATGGATCTGGCAATGGAATCAGAGTACGACATGCGTCGTCAAGGTACTTTGATGTTGGCTAAGTACGCAATGGGTCACGGCCTGTTGAATCCACAAGCTGCCATCGAAATCAAACTCTAATCTGAGCCGCAAGGTTTAGTTAGTCCAAGGGGAACTCCATAAAACGGGGTTCCCCTGTTTTTTAAAAAAGATATATGACCACTTCAACGACTCCGTTATCGGAACTTGAGGCGCTGAATCTAATCCTGTCTGTAATTGGTGAGTCGCCCCTAGCTAGTCTTGATGCTGTATCTGCATCTGCTGACGCTGTCTTGGCGAACCAAGTGCTGAACGAGGTTAACCGCAGTGTTCAAGCTCATGGCTGGCATTTCAATGTCGAAACAAATGTGACCCTCCATCCAGAGGCGAACTCCAAACAAATAGTTCTACCGGGCAACTGCCTTCGTGTAGATACCGTAGGTAACAGCGTACAGATTGACATCGTTCAACGTGCCAGCACTGTCTACAACAAGACCAACAGAACCTATGTGTTCGATAAGTCAATCACGGTCGAGATGGTAACCCTTCTCCCGTTCACCCAGCTTCCCCAAACAGCCCGTCAGTACATCGCGGTACGTGCTGCCCGTGTATTCCAAAGCAGAGCCGTAGGTTCAGACCTCTTGTTCCAATTCACAGCGCGTGATGAGGTAGAGGCACATATAGAACTCAAGCGGTCTGAAGGCATCACTGGGGACTACAACATTCTCTCAGGCAGCTACTCTGTTGCCCGATCACTGGAACGCTAATGTCTCTCATCTCTTCTTCAATTCCAAATTTAGTCAACGGTATATCTCAACAGCCCCCAACCCTTCGCTTAACCTCTCAAGCTGAAGTGCAAGAGAACGGTATTAGTACAGTTGCTAAGGGTATGAAGAAGCGACCGCCGACTAAGCACATTGCTCGACTAACAGGTACACAACTACAAGATGCGTACCTACACACCATCAACCGTGACAAGAACGAAAAGTACATCGTCGCTGTAACCAACGGAGCAATCCGTGTTTGGAATCTTCTTGGAACTGAACTAACAGTTAACACACCAGACGGTGTGGCTTACCTAACATCAGACAGTCCTAAGACAGCCTTCCGAACTGTGACGGTAGCTGACTACACGTTCCTAGTAAACAAGGGTGTGACAGTAACTAAGGCTACTGAGCTAACCGCATCCCGCCCCTACGAGGGCTTGGTGAGCATCACTGGTGGTAACTACGGTAAGGTTTACTCCATCAAGATTAACGACGTGCAGGTTGCAAGCTTCACCACCCGTGATGGTACAAGCGCATCCCACAGTGTTGACCTGAACACAGACACCATTGCAAAGAACCTGTACAACGGTTTGATTGCATCTGGTAAGTCTGCAATCCGCAGCGGCTCAGTAATCTATATATCCGCTGGCAACGACTTCAAGCTTGAGGTGTTCGACGGATTTAACAACGGTGCAGCGGTTGCCCTAAAAGGTAACATTCAGCAGTTCTCTGACCTACCGAACAACGGTGTCGTGAACGGCTTCACTATAGAAATCGCAGGTGATGCTAACTCTGGGTTTGACAACTACTGGGTCAAGTATGTCGAGGACGGCTCCGCCTCCGGTATCTGGAAGGAAGCTGTAGAACCCGGCATCTCCAATGGTTTTATGGACAGCACAATGCCCCATGCTTTAGTGCGTGAGGCAGACGGCACATTCACATTTAAAGAGCTTGACTACGGTAAGCGTATATATAGATTAC